GCTCTTGGCTATCTGGCCCACCTTCGTGGGAGGATAGGACGGGGCGTTGGCCATGGTGTAGTCCGCCACGCCGTCGGTCTCCTTGACGCGGATCCCGTTGCTGGTGGTTCCCTCGTCGTACACGGTACGGGTGGAGACCAGGCCCCACACCAGGTTGGCATTGAACAGTATCTGCGGGATGGGTGTCGTATCGTCGTAGTCCGGCAGTAGCTGGAGCGTGGCGTCGCAGGCCGACAGGCCGGCAGCCGACAGGGTGTACTTCAGGGACTTGATGAGCACCAGGGAGCCGTTCAGCAGCTTCGGGGTGAACATGTCCATCTTGCCCAGCACGTTCAGCGGTATCTTCAGGGAGCACTGCAGCTCCGGTGCGCCGTCGGCCAGGATGGCCCAGTAGTCGCGGAAATACTTGGGGACGATGCCCTCCGGAGTGAGGGGCGTCCGCTTCCCGAAACCGGCGAGCGGGGTGTCGTAGCGGTAGTCGGTGGTGGTTCCCACGCAGTGGACCACGCTCTCGCCATTGATGAAGTAGTTCGCGCAGCAGACCATGATGGGCAGGTCGGCCGCCTTCTCCTTGCCGGTCACGTCCAGGATCCTGTGGTCACGCTCGCCCAGGTAGGGCATGAACAGCTTCAGATTCGGGTGGTACACCATGGGGACGAAGCTGTCGTCCGGCTCCAGCGCTTCCTCTTCCATGTCCATGTTCCTGGCGAAGGCGACGGCCTCGGAGCCCACCAGCTTGGGCGTGCTCTCGTCGGTCTCCTTGTAGTAGTATTTGCCCAGGGAGGAGACGTGGAAGAGGCCCGCACCCTGGATATCCGTGTCCACGTCCACGTCGGCAGTGGCCGGGTAGGCCTCGCGGAGGGCCTCCAGGGACTCGGCCGCAGGGTCGGAGCCGTCGATGCCGGTCCCCTGCTCGTAGCGCAGGGTCCGGGGTTCCGGATAGGTGACGGACGGCTTCTCCTGGGCATAGCCGGACAGGTCCTCGTCGTAGCCGGCGGCGATGACATCCCGCAGCAGACGGACGGAGACGGACTTGTCATTGACAGTGACGAACGCGCCGAACTTATCCCGCAGCCATGTAATGAGCTCGCCCATGGTGATGTTCGGGACCAGGATGTCGCCGCGGATATAGAAGGAGGTCTCGTTGGTGCCGGCGGCCGGGCTGGGGTTGAAGGGATGACCCTCCGACAGAAGGGCGTCGGCGCAGCGGTTCAGGACCACGATGTGACGGAGCTCCTGGTCGTCGGCGAAGACGTTCTCGGTGACGTTGTACCCGCAGTACTGGAACGACATCTGGATGACCGCCCAGAGGTACAGGAAGGGCGTGATGCCGTAGCCGGTCTGGCACCAGGCCGTGGTGTCGCCTATCTTCACCTGGCGGTTGGTGGTGAACTTGCCGTTCTTCTCCGGCTGGTTCATGACAAAGACGGAGACCACGCCGTCCTTCTCCTCCTTATCGGTGGCCACCGGGAAGAAGGTGAAGGGGCTGGAAGTGCCCAGGGAGACGTTGTGATAGTACTCCCAGGGTGTATGGCCGACGGACATCTGGAACTCACTCAAAAGGTCCGGCAGTTTCCGCTCCTGGAGGTCGGCGTACATCTCCGACTCCTGGAGTGCCACGGTGGCGTCGATGCCGGCTTTCCTGGAGCCTCCGGCGACGATGATGCTGCACGGGCGGGAGTAGGTGGCGTGGGATATGGTGCCCTTGAAGATGCGACCGTAGCGCTGCGCCCGGTTGGGGTTCTCCGGGTCTTGCAGTTGCTGGCGATTGTTGGCGATGGGCGGCAGGGTGAGCGGCGCGGATGCCGTTCCCTCATCGGAGAAGAAGGGGTGGTTGGCCGTGATCTCCAGCTTGAAGTCGTCGGGAAGCAGCAGCTCCCCCTTTTCGGTGGTCAGTCTCATTTTCTCTTCCTCCTCAATGATGTGAGCTTCTTGGCCCGCTCGCTCCGGGCCTTGGCGGCCTCGTAGTCGGACAGGGCCAGGATGGCGGGGATGGGTGTCTGGTAGATGTCCTCCAGGATGGCGTGGATGCTGGCCAGCTCCTGCTCTATGGCGTCGGTGCTGGAGGCTGCATCGGACGTGCCGTCTCCGGAGGTGTAGCCTCCATCGGCGAACCCGCCGGAGCGGGAGCCGTGGCCACCCACGCGGGCGCGGCGCTTCTGCTCGATACGGGCCACGTCACGGGCCACCTCCGGGTCGCGGAGCTCCGGAGCGGCTACCACGTACTCTCCGCGGTGCACCACGCCGGCTACCTGGTGCCTCCCGCCCTTTCCGGTGAAGCCGCCCTCGGAGAACCCCACGACGGAGGACTCCCCGGAGCTGGCGGATGCAGCGCCGGGGGCCGCGTTCTGGATGGCGTTCCGCTGGGCCACGATGGTGGCCACCTCGGCCACAGTGGTGGCCGCGAGGATGCCGGCCATGATGCCGCCCGCCACGGGACCCAGGTCGGCGAAAGCCTTGATGGCTGCCACGGCGCCGTCGGCGATGGTCTTGGCGATGTTGATGGCCATGTCCACGTCGGCGTACTTCTTCTGGATCTCCAGTTTCTTGGCCTCCGCCTCTTCCTCGATGCGGGTCTGTTCGTCGGCATTGTCGCCTGCCAGGGCCAGCTCCTTCTCCTTCCAGGCTTCCACCTGGGCGAACTCCGCCTCCTGCATGGAAGAGGACAGGCGGGCCATCTGGTTGAGCATGTCGGAGGCTACGCTGAAGGCGTTATCCCACGCCTCCATCTCTATCTGTGCGATCTCCTTGGCGTGCTCCTCGTGCAGGGCTTTCTTGCGGGCCAGGAACTCCTCCTCGGAGACGAGCATGAGTTCGTGCTTCTCCGTGAGGGTGGCCAGTTCGGTGTCGTAGTTGGTGTCGGCCTGCTGGCGCCGTGCGCCGCGGCTCTTCTTGTCTGCCGTCAGCTCATCCTCGGCCAGCTCGGCCAGGCGCTTGACGGGATCCAGGAGCGCCGGGTCGTCGATGGAGTCGGTCACGGAGGCGACGAGGGAGTCCAGGTAGGCGTCGATGGCGGCGTCGGTCTCCTTGGACTGGCGCTCCATCTCTGCGAGGAACTCCTCGTTCCCTTTCTCCAGGACGGCCTGGATCTTCTTCTGCTGGTTGATGCGGATGTCGGCCTGCTGGGTCTCCAGGTCCACGGTGGACTTGTTGTAGGCCTTATTGATGGCGATCTTCGCGTTGATGTGTGCCTGCTGGAGGGTCAGGGCCTTGGCGTCGTAGACGTTCTGGGTGATCTCCTGGTCGGCCAGGGCTTTCTTCAGGTCCAGCAGCTGCTGCTTGTAGAGCTCCTCCTGGGCCTTGATCTGGCGTGTGTAGGGGTCGGTAGTGGCGCCGCCTCCCTTGCCGCCCTTATTGCCGGAGAGCTGACCGTTCAGGCGGGCGTACTTGGCCTCCATGGCGGAAGGGTCGGCTGCTGCCTGTGCCTGGATGCGGCCGGTGACGGCGTCGGCGTAGGCGGTGGTCACGGCGTCGTTCCCCAGGTTGTACTGATTGAGCTGGGCGTAGAAGGTCTTCACGTCTTCGGACGTGTCGGCTATTTTCTTACGAAGGCGCTCCTGTTCGTCGTAGATGCCCTGGTAGGTTTTCTTGGAGAAGAAGGCGCCGGAGGCTACCACGCTGTCCAGGTACTGGAGACGGTGGACCATCTGGTCGTAGGCCTCGGCCTCTTCCGTGAGGCCGCTCTTCTTCGCCTCCAGGTAGTTGGTGATGAAGGACTCGGCCGCCTCGCGGTCCAGGGCTGTCTGGATGCGGAAGTGGTCGTAGGCGGCGTCCTCTTCCTGCTGGGCGATGAGTAGGCGGTCCTGGGCCAGCTGTAGCTCCAGGGCCTTCATGTCTTCCAGGGCTTTCTTGCGCTCCTCGATGGGGAGCGAGGTGTTCCGGAAGGTGGCCTCCAGCTCCTGCATGGTCTGCTGGGCCTGGGCCTCTTCTATCTTGTAGGAGTTGGTGAGCTCGAAGATCTCATCCTTCAGTTTGGCGGCCTCACGGGCCAGGGCGGCCACCTCCCGGTAGGTCAGGGTGATCTCATCCCGGTCGGCCGACAGGTTGCGGACGAAGTGATGCCAGACGGCCTCGGCTGCGGCCACTTCCACCTGGATGGCGTCTCCCCACTTCTGGGTCTCTTCCCGGGCATCCTTCCAGAGCTTCTTCCCGAATTGAAGGAGGGCGTGGACGCCCTTCAGCCCCAGGGACACCACGTCGAAGGTGGGGACGATCTTCCCCTTCAGTCCGGAGAAGGCCTTGCCGAAGCTGTCGGTGCCGCCTTTCAGTTCGGCCATGCGCTTCTCCACCACCTGGAGCTCCTTGTGGTACTTCTCCCACAGCTGGGGGTTGGTCTCCTTGTGGACGGCGTTCATCTCCTTCCGGAGAATCTTGGCGCGCTGCTGGAGCTGGGTCATGCTCATGGCCTGGACACCCAGGGCGGCGGCGTACTTGTCCGACTGCTTGGTGGACTCCTTCAGCGCCTTCACGTCGGCATCGAGGGAGGCTTGCAGGCGCTTGAACTCTTCGGTGTTCTGCTTACCCTGGGCACGCATTTCCTCCATCTTCCTGACGGTCTCGGAGATGGACTTCCGGAGCGCTTCGTTG